TATCGTCAAGATATAAAAAAACTTCTACCTCGGGATCTAGATATTTTATCAAACTATCCACAAAATATTTTGCATATTCGTCATATCCGGCCTGACTAAAAGTCGATACTATTCCTATTTTCATATTAGTTTTTTTGTTTGTCATAAACTTCTTCTATCACTGATTTTACTAAAGACAGTGGATCAGTTAAATCTCTAGAATCATTGCCAATAAAGAATCCATTGATGTCAACATATTCTGCATTTTCGAGTGATCCGTTGGTTCGATGATTTATAAATTTACAGGCCGGGTTATTAACAAAATTACCGGCAACAATTGGCCGAGTTTCTACTCCGGCAGCGGTCAGTGCGTTAATTACAATATCGCGTTTTCCTTCTAATGTACCTTGTAGAAGAATAGAAAAGCCAAACCAACTGCTGTACCCATATTCTACCTGAGTGGCAATGTAATCAACATTATCAAATAATTTTTTAAATTGGACTGCATTTTTTCTTCGTTGGTCAATTTGATTACCAACTTTTTTTAATTGTACCTGTCCAACAGCACCGCTCATTTCTAAAGGTCTTAGACAGTATCCGGGTAATGCAAATCTAAAACTGTCTTTAAACGGATCGCCAAGTTTATTGCATACCAGATTTTCTGCAGGTAAGTCTCTTAACCAGCCATGGGCTCTGATACTTTTCATCATTTGATATAACTTTAAATTGTCGGTCAATACCATACCGCCTTCCATGGTTTGCATATGATGACTAAAGAAAAAACTAAATGATCCCATTACTCCCCAAGTTCCACAATATCTGTTATCTAATTTTGCACCCAAACTTTCGCAATTATCTTCAATCAAGATAATATTTTTTTGATTGCAAATTTCAACCAACTTGTCTAATTCGGCAGGATTTCCTAATAAATTAACTACAAAAATAATTTTAGTTTTGTCTGTGATAGCATCAATAACTGAACTAATTTTGAGATTTAATGTTTTTCTTTCAATGTCAACAAATACCAATTTAAAATTGTTTTGATGCACTGGGAAAAATGTTGTACTCCAACTGACTGCAGGCACAATGACTTCGTCGTTTGGTTCTAAATTATATCGGTCGTCATATCGCAATGCAGTTAACATTAATAAATTAGCACTGCTTCCGCTGTTTGCCATTACAGCATATTTGGAACCGTAATGTTCTGCAAATTGGTTTTCAAATTCTGCTACTTGGTTTCCCATTGTATATCGACCACTATCAATAACTTGTTGAAGTGCTTGTTTTTCTTCGTTGCCCCAACTATCGTAGGCTAATGGGTACATCATGTCCTGGTCCTTTTAATTTTGAGAAAGAAATTATACATATATAACTATTTAACTCAAATGAACATCGGCCTTTTTAATAATTTTGGTGCACTAAACAGTAGACCTGTGTTTACTGCTGTTCAGCAAGGTCTACAAAAACTGGGATTCCAATCAAGTATCCATGATATGACTGCGGATGTTGCTGTAATATGGAGTGTGGTCTGGTCTGGTCGTATGCGGCAAAATCAAGCTGTTTGGCAAGCGTTTAGATCTGCAGGCAAGCCAGTTATTGTGTTGGAAGTAGGTATGCTACACAGAGGCCATACTTGGAAAGTGGGGCTCAACGGAACCGGTAATCAATCCTATAGTAAACAGGATCTTGACCCTGCCAGGCCCCAGAAGTTAAATCTAAAAGTAGATGCCTGGCGAGCCACCGGTGATGATGTTGTGATAGCTGTGCAAAGATACGACAGCCAACAGTGGGCAGGGCAACCGTCCACAGAGGCCTGGTTAAAACAAACAGTTGGTACGCTAAGGCAGCATACTGATCGTTCAATAGTGATACGCAGCCATCCCAGACAAGAAGTAGTGGTATTGCCCGGCTGCATAGTGGATCGACCCTGGCATGTTCCCAACACATACGACGATTACGACTTTGATAAGACACTAGGGCATGCCTGGGCTGTGGTAAATTGGAATAGTGGTCCAGGTAGTCAGGCCATCATGTCAGGTGTTCCTGCATTTGTAGGACCTGATAGTATAGCTACACCTGTGGCAAACTCGGATTTGTCGCAAATAGAAACGCCCAACAAGCCTGACCGTGATCAATGGCTTGTTGAGATTTCGCACAGTGAATGGACTGTGGATGAAATAGCAACAGGATTACCTATTGCAAGACTGCTTGGCAAACCCAACTGATTCTCTTTCAATATCGTTGTGATCAAACTCTGCCCAGTACAACTCAAAAGCCACGGTGTCTTCAACTGCTTCAAACTGATGAAATTCGCCTGGACTAACCTTTGTAAATTGTCCTGCTGTCAACACAGTTTCATCTACTAGGTCATAGTTATTTTTCCACACACGAATAATCAGGCTGCCGGATTCAACAAAAAATCCATTCCACTTGTACTTGTGCTTGTGTTTGCTACAAGTGCCACCGGCAGTGGCTTCGATGCGATGAAACTCTAACACGCCGTTTGCTTCCAGCAGTTCTGTCTGCCCCCATACTTTACCGTTTACCATTATTTTTTCCGTCCATTAATGTTTTTGAAAGGTCATTAGACTTTTATCTACCCATGGTAATATTAAATCTCGTTGCCTAAGAAATCCGTGTTGCTGTATTGACTTGGCGGCCGATTCAGGCAACAAATTTTTGTCGCATAAATCATACCAACTGGTTGTTCTTGGATCCATTGGTTTGTGTTCGCTTTTATAAACAACAGCGTGAAGCCAAGTATCTGTTGGGTTCTTTAAGAAAAATCCGTTAGCACAGTCAAATCCGGATATAGCTAAGGTATGTATCAAGGATACCATAGTCCAGTTGTAGTAACAATAATCAAGTTGGTCAAATGCTTGTGTGTTAAATTCTAAGTTGGTTGTCTGTGGAAGTATTAGAACTAACATACCACCATCTGCAACAACTTCTCTCCAATTAGCCAAGGTTGCGAAAGGATTAATTACATACTGAAATGCGTCATGACACCATACAATATCATACTTTCTTTTATGCGACAAAATTGGAAGTTCAAAATCTTGCTTTTGATACTGTATGTTGGGATATTGATAAGCCATCGGCAATTCTGTGATAGTGTCTACCCCTGTACATTTAATGTTAAGAGGCTGGGGATTATTGTCTCGAGTAGTACGTGTTGCCCACCATTCGAGGTCTAACCCAGCGCCACAACCCATATCAAGCACAGTAGCAACACTTTCCATAAAACTATCGTGCTCGTAGAACCAATTAAGTGTCTGCAAGCTGTGAATGTGGCTTTGTTGCGGAGTAGCAAATGTCATACCTGTATATCCTCCATTCCTGCTGTACGCAAACGTACAATATGACCGCTCATCCATTGCTTGGACTCAAGTCCTTTCATAATTCCCAACCATTTGTTGCGTAACAATGCTACTTCGTTGATGACAGTTTCGAAATCAATAACTTCGTCTTCACCGTCAACATACTTTTCAGCATCTCTACTTGTTAAAGCACGAGCATAACCTTCTAAGTATTTTTGAAAATGTCTACGTCGAATTTTTCTTAGTTGTATATTAAGAAAGTTGAGAACTGCTTCAATCTCTTGTAGCTGATTGAAACGATGCTCGGTAATGCCGGGTAGTTCTTTGATATTGATTTCGACACGGCCGCCGATACGAACATCACGTTTGGCATCCGCAAGCTCGTTTTCATAATGAGATATAAAATCAGGAATAGCGGCCAGACTCGATACTACGCGGTTATACCACATAATTAATAATCTTCTTCCTCATCTTCTTCCGCATAATCATCATCGTCATCAATTTCTTCTTCGTCGTCGTGATCATCTAGATACCCTTGTAGGGCTTTTTTGACTTCGGCATCGCCTCTAAATGAGTCGCGGATATCATCAGCATCAAAATTGCTATCCACAAGTAAATTGACCAGTGAATCAGCTGCTTCTGTCCTATCCAACGGACCGATGTAGCGTTTAAGTTCTTCCCATACTGCTTGTGCTAAATCTACTGACATTTATTCCTCCCCTTCTGTTTCAACGTCAACGGTACTTACCTCACTTTTTTGTTTTGAAAATTCTTCCATAACTTGGTCTAAACAACCATCCTCATTGCTTTCCCAGGCCTTACGGAACTGTTTAATTACCTCTCCATCTAGAGTTGTAAAGGCCAGTCTGTTACCATCCTTCTTCAGCAAGCTACGCTTTTCTGCCAAGTCTACTAGGCCACTGTAGGGATTCATGCCGGTTTCGTATGGAATCTTGACCTGGACGCCTTCAAAAGGTTTAGCATAGCGTGTCTTCATGACCTTGCAAGCGGCTCGAATACCCATGACATCAGAGATCTTATTTCCATCCTCGTCTTCCTTCAGCTTTAATTTCTT